GAAGTTATCGTGAAGTCAGAACTGTTTGAAAAATAAATGTCAGAGCCTAAGTCAGTGATTGTAAATCCTGATATTGCTCCCATAGTACTTATAAGTTGGTCTACAATTTCCGTAGTTTGATAAGTACTTGCGGTTGTCGTACTTGTGTACGCGTAATTTGTACCATCAATCGTTATGTTGTATTCTGTCTGGTCTACTCCCTGTAAAACGCTGTAAACAGCGGTATACGCTGAAGTTGCGCCTGTCGCAGCGTCCATAGCGACTGTCTTATTCTTATTAGTAATGAACGTATAATCGGCAATGGTTAAGGCCTCGAAATTCGCCTTAGGATTGGTTTCATTAAGATAACCAGTTCCATCAGGCGTGTTCACTGTGTATTGCGTTCCGTCTATTCCCCAAACTTCAATGTCGTTTTGAGTAATGATGATTATGTATCTTTCATTCGTATCTCTGTTAATTGTATGAATGAAAGGATTAGTTAAAGTTGAAGTGGATATTCTTTTTACAAATTCTGTAGGCGGTCTTTTCTTTAAACCTTCCACAACACTCGCCACTCCGTTAATTTGAGATTCAGCCTGACTGGCTAAGCGCAAATTTGAGCTCTGTTGTGATACCCCATTGATAAGATTTGGTATCGCGTGGTTTATTAAAGGCATTAGGTAAGGTTAGTGTCTGATTTATTGTTTCTATTGATAATGTTGTAACTGTCTAAATTATTGAATATTGAGTGGTCAGCCGTATCTGCTTCTTCTTGTCTTAGAGCCGCCATTGCGTTTTGTTCATCAACAATTCCAAATCCATGAAGTGTGTTAGCTCCCAGTAATCTGTCTTGAAAAATACGAGCTGCTCTTATTGTAATGTATCGTCTCGCGCTTTCAGGAAGTTCATCAAACGGAAGAAATAAAATTACTCTAGCGTCTAAAGCTTTAGTAAAAATATATGTGTTACCTTCCTTGTTAAAAAGAAAACCCCCTCTTTTGATTACGTTATATGTAGTTGGAGAATATTTGTTAATATTCAAATCCACTCGCATGATATTTGTTGCGAGAGGAATTTTAGAATCAGTATCTAAAGATAAAGTGTAATCATAAAAAGTGCAGAAGTGCCAACCCCATGATTGTGTTTCACGAGAGCACTCTTTTAATAAATTTTGAGCTTGAGTTGCGTCTATGGGTAGACTTCCAGTTAAACTATTTACCGGAGCTTCTCCAATGGCACTCAAAATCGTATTTATACTCTCTAGTTCGCTTGTACTATCGTATGTTGCCATGATATTTTTTTAAATTAAAAAATAGGGCGCATGGTTAGCGCCCTATAAGTTTCCATAATATAAAATTATGAAGTTGTGATTTCTACTGCTGATTCTGGGCGTAAAATCCCATGACCATAGGCTAGCTTTCCAACCATTAATGTACCCTGCCTACGAATATCGTATTCGGATTCCATTTTTAAGTCTTTAAGCTTAACAGTACCAACAGCACTTTTATGAAAAACAACAGCAGCGGTGGCTTGTGCTGCCACGTTGTATGTGTTGTTTGTGCCCGTAGTACTATCACCAGAATGGTTAGTAAAAGCAGTTGTTGCGGTATTTGATTTTACAATGTGAATACCAGCGGCCTTCAGGACTTTGCCTTCAGCATATACACCATTGCCGCCACCAAAATCTCTATTCAAGATTTTATCGTTTTGAACAATGTTGTAGTATGTATTTGGAGTAACAACGCAGAATCTATCTGACTCTGGTATGTTGTTATTATCCAAATCTTCCGCAGCTTCAAAGATTGTAGCAATCAAAGATTCTGCATTTGTTAACGCGTCAGCGTCAACAATTTCACTTCCACCACCAGTACCGCTTGTTGTTTCGGCTGCTCTAGCAGCTAAACAAACAAGTTGCAGTAAGTGTTGGTCTACTTTGTTGGCGAGTGCCTCACCCATTTCTTGGCTATAGGCATTTCTATAATCGAAATGCGCCTTAGCTTGGTCTAGTTCAGATATGAAGGAGTGCGAAATAAGTAAATCATCTATTGTGATAATTTTCTCATTTTTTTGCAGGACTTGTCCTACAATTTCTTCTCCAGCAACGTGGTACTCTGCAGCAGCAGCTTTTCCAATAACTGGAAATTGAGCTGATTTGCCTTGCGAAATAGAACGTGTCATAGTCAATGCCAGCATTTTATTTGCTTTAGCAAAAGCAGCTAGTACTTCACCTGAAAAAACCTTAAGAAATAAAGCATTATCATCACCAGCATTATTAGCTTTACCTAAAAAGCTTACAGTTGCATTAGACATAATATTTTTCCTTTATGTTTAAAGTTAATTTTCATTCCGAACTTTTACTTAAGTTCTCTCACGCATGAGGCAAAAATTACTTGTTCTTGAATGTCACCTCTCTAGTGAGAGATGGTGAATGTTCTTATTTGTTTCTTAAAGTGTTCTACTATTCAATAATTAAAAATTCCTTTACTGGTTAATTGCGCAGGAAGGAGGTTAATTATGCAAAAAGTTTTTAAACCTAAAATAAAAAAACCAAAAATAAAAGTAATGACTGCTTATGAAGTTTGTATGGAATACGAAAGAAATAAAATTCGTAAAGAATTATTAGAAGAATTAAAAGCTAATAAAAAATTAAATTAAATAAAAGGGAGCATTAAGCTCCCTTTCTTTATTAATGTACTTCGATTTGACGTGGTTTCTTATGTTCTGGTATTTCTCGTTCAAGGTCTACTGTTAGTAAACCTTTTTCAAGTTTAGCGTCTTTTACTTTAATGTCTTCACCTAAAGCAAAGGAACGCACAAACTCTCTTTGAGCAATACCTCTATGAAGAACTCCGTTAACTTTTTCATCTTTTTTATCTTCTCTTTTACTTTTTATAGTTAAAGTATTTTCTTTTGCTTCAACTGAAATATCTTTCTTATCAAATCCTGCAAGCGCGACTTCGATTTTATAATCGTTATCTTTTCCTTGTACGATATTGTAAGGTGGATAATTTGAAACAAACTCTGAAGAATCTAACATTTTGTCAAACTCATCAAAGAGAGAATTAAATCCAATGGAAAAAGGTTTTAATCTGTCAAACGAGTTCCATACAGAAAGGTCTCTTGTCATTTTTCACTCCTTTAATAGCAAGTTACTTTCGGAACGCCCACAATGGCACGTTCTCTATATAAATATGAGCATTAAAGCCAAATTTTCAATACTCATGTAGTCTCTCTTAAAAGAGACGACTATTTTTCTTTGTAAGTTTTCATTACCTTTTCTGCTCCTCTAGAAACTACATAACCAGAAAGACCCATAGTTAATAAAGTCCACATGCCTTGAGGAATTTCCAGCATGGTTGCAGGAAAACCAAATAGTTTCATGTAAGGAAAAAGTAAGTAGTTATTAAAAATTATTGCAGTGAAACAAAGCATAGTCAAAGGTCTCCAATTTCTTGCTAGCCAGGACTCTGATTGTGCTTCTGCTTTTATTACATCATGAGCAGATTTTTTCCATTCGTTTTCGCTTGCCATTAAAGCAAGTTGTACTTCTTGTTTTAATTTTTCCGCTTCGTCTTTTCCTTTTATTACTTTGTCTACAGTTTTAAAAATACTAGGAAGAACTGTTTTAGCTAATAATGCCCACATATTAATATTTCCTTGAACGATTTGCTGATTGTGTGGTTATGCGTAAATTGGAAAGCAAGTTGTTCATAGGGTTTCCGTCTTTATGATGAACGTCTTTTCCATCACCTTTTTTTATTCTTCCACTTTTCATGAAAGCGCGCCTCGCTTTATTACGCATGGCCCGTCTCTTTTTTTGTTTTTCTGTGGAATGATAATTATTATATTCTGCTGTATAATTTCTAGTAGGCATATAGTTGATTGTAGTACAAAACAAATTCCGCGAACTCGATTAAAACTATTAAACCTAATTCAACAGCTAGTATTGTATGGTAAACAGTCCAAAGCACTGACTGCCTCTTACCATCTAAAGATTTATAATTAGCCATTAACTAAAATATATTTGAAATAAGTGCGATAAAAAGAATGACTCCAAGAATACAAATAAACATTTTGAATGGTTTATTCCAATCTTGCCACATACTTATTATTTTATCTTTAACCGATTGCATTTGACCTCTTAATTTTATCCTCAACACTTTTTCGATAAGCTGTATCTACATTGTATCGAGGGTCGTTAATTGCAGAGATTATTTCTGCAGTTGATTGATACGCATTTACTGTTGAAGAAATTCCACCTTTAACTAAATTTGGAACTACCCCCACAGCGTTATCATATCTCGCTTTTAAACCTGAAGCCGCCATGATGGCCTCTTCCATACTTCCATTTGTAACTGTGTTATTAAAAGTATTCACTTCAGTTTGTGGTAAGTTTTCGCCAGCCCATTTAACAATCTCCTCATAAGATTCTTTATTGCCGGCAACTTGATAAATTTGATTTAATTGATTGTCTGCTAAGGCTTTTTGCCCTGAGATATAAGTATCAATTAATTCTTTTGATAAACCCTTGCCTTGCAAGTCCGCATAACTCTTGTCTGATAATTCTCCACTGTCTGCGTACTCTTTATAATAAGGGTCTAGTGATAAACCAGTCGCTTCTTCAGCTTCTTTTTGTTCAACTGGAGCTTCATCTTGTTTTGCGGAATAAGCTTTTTCCAATTCCGTATAAGATTTAGCCATGTCTTCAGCTGATTCAAATTTTTCAGGAAGCCAACTAGGTCTTTCAGTCGTACTTTTATCGAGTGTTGTTTTTTGCTGGGCTTCTGTCAGCCCGTCATCTTTTATTTCTACTTGTTCAACCATTTTTTATCCTTGTTGTTGTTGTAGTTGTTCTAAAGCTCCACCGATTGTTGTTGGAGGAATGTTACCAGCAATTTTAGTTCCAGCTTGCGCTGCTACATCTTGTAATTGTTGCTGTTGCATGTCCATTTGTTGTTGCTCCATTTCCTGAGACAACTCTTCTTCACTTTTTATCAATCCTTTAGGGTCAATGCCTTCACTTGTAGCAAGTCGGCTTATCGCGTCTGAAACATTAATGTATTTTGTTATTGTTTCAGCGCCTAAAGTATCAGTAAGCGTAGTGAGAAATTCTATTAATTTGCTTTTATCGTTTCCTCTGCCAAGCGCTTCTAGGCCTGTAATTATTGAAGGTCGTACACCTGACTTTGGAAGTCTAGGTAACTTTTTATTTTTCTCCATCATTGCCATTTTTCTTGTAATGAATGGAAGTTGAAATTCTTGTGATAAGATGGAGTAAATTCCACCGATTGCCTTTTCTAAATCCTGGGCCATGAATTTAATTTCTTGAGCTGTGACTCTTTCAGCGTCTCTTTGAATGGACGCGTTCATTAAAAATGCGTGTTGAAGTCTTGCTTCAATCCTACCCATAGTTTGATAAGCAATATTAAAATCAGCAAACTTGTTGACTTGCAACGTTGTTACGTCTGTCGCGCTGCCCTCTATGATTGCTCCATTAGGAGACTCACCTAATTTTCTCGCTCTAGTAGTTCCGTTAGGCGCTACTAAAAATAAAACTTTACTTGCAGCAGCTGACCCCTCAACTATTGCTCTGGTTAATCCTTCTAAAGATTTTAAATCTCCGTAATATTCTTCAACATAACCTCTTCCATAATCCTCACCATCTATCCTATTAAAACGCAATGGAATGAATGGGGATTTTTCTATTGGATAAGAGCCTCTTGATTTTGGAACTTCCAAACCTTTTACTTCTTGATAAATTTCAAACTTATCTTTTCGTCTGCAAACGTGCGTATATAAATCACAAGTTTTTTCATCACCCTGCATTTGGTCTTTAACTTGTTGCTGAATGACTTCAGGCAAAACATTTGGAGCTATGCTCTCTTTAGTTATGACCTCAAGTACTGTTCCACTAGGGTCTCTTTTAATTACATATCTTGATAGAGGAAATACGCGTATTCCTTCTTCTTCAACATTTAATAAGACATTACCAGCCACTATTAAATGTTTTAAAGCTTCAAAGATTGCTATTCTGTCTCCATGCGTTTCTATGTCAGTCATAATCGCTCTTTCGATTTGCGATAATCCCTCTTCAATGGAAGTCTTTAATGCTTCATCACCTTGTATTTCTAAATCCTTGATTACAAAATCGTCCATCTTCAAACGGAAGAAGGGCTCGTTAGCTGGCAATAAAGAAAGTAAAAGTTTACTTGCTAAATTATTTGTGCCGCGCGCGCCCACACCCTGAAAAGGTGTTGCATATTTTGTTGTTCCTGTTGCACCAGAAGGTGGAATCAATGTCGGGAGTGTAAGTTTAGCTGAGTCTCTTGCTCTTGTTAAAAAATTCTCTCTTAAACTTTCACATTGTTGATACCGCCCTTGAGCAGTTCCTAAATTATTATAGTCCATGCTTTAATTTGATACTTGTACGCCAGTCCCATATCCGCTCAATAAAGGTATTCGTAATACCTTTCGTCCCTTCCTCACGTTCTCGACATTCTCCGTTGCACTTCTACTTTTTCCAGTCCCTTCGGCTGGTCGAGGAGAAGCTTGAGTATTAGTAGCTCTTGGAGGTGGAGGAGTTGGAGGAGGAGGAGCTGGAGGAGGAGCTGGTCTGCTACCGCCTAAACACATCTTCGTTTTGTTCTTCCATTGTTGTTAATAGAAATTTGATAACTGAGCGTTGTCCTGACTTGTACCAAATTTCTTTTTCAGTCCACTTTAAGTCAGCGGACTGTTCAGGAAAGCGTTCATCTAGTGCATTTATTAAGTCTTCACTTAATCCAGGCATAGATAAGGGCTCAGTCTTTGTCTTTAAGGTGTCGGTTAATTTTTTCTTCTTCTTTTTAATCATCAAACCTTAACTCACCGGCTATCGCTAAATACGCAGCTCCGTCAATTAAATCATCTTTATTTGCCGAGCCTGTTTTTGTTCTAGCAACTTTAAGCAGAGTCATCATCATTGCTACGTCATAAGCTGTTACTTCTTTTTTCAAGTACCAGCTCCACAAAGCGGCAATGTTACAATGATTGGCTACTCTTTCGCCATGTTCTTTATTCTTGGTTTCAGAAGTGCAAACCAAGGCTTCTCTTAAAAAGTCTTCAGCTTTTCTTATACTCGTGGCAACCATAATCTGGGTCTCCTTCTTTCAAAGTTATAATCACTAGCTCTGATTATTCTTGATAACCGAGCTTGAAGTAAAGCGTATTTCCTGTCGAGTTTATTCATTTTATATCTTTTAACTACAGCGTCCCACATGGCGCCTTTATTGCCTTTGTGTTCTTTTAAAATTTTCTCTGCAGTTATTTTTCCTACGGAAGGACAACCAGAATATCCATCTGTACTATCACCAGTCAGTGTTTGTATCATGTGATTATAGTTGGCTGTGTCTTCATCAATGATTGTATAATTGTCACCCTGCATAAACCAGATTGTAGAAGGTACAGTTTTCATATCCTTGTCTTTAGTAAGGATAACTTTGTCGCCTTTAATCATATCTGAAGTCGCTAAAATTCCTAAAACGTCATCACCTTCTAAATAAGGCATTTCATAAGTTTTAAAATTTTTCTTCACCCACTCTCTTAAAGGGGAGAATGTTAAAGGCTTGCGATTATTTCTTCTTCCATATTTATATAAAGGAGAAATCTTCTTACGAAAGTTTGTCTTGCTAGATAAAGCAATGGCAATGTTATTGCACAAAAGAATTTGTGAATAGTAAGTTATAGTGTCAGCAAACTTATCAATAGTTTTTCTTTCACTTGCGTGAAGAGTCCAAGTGTCTTCGTCCCACTTTATAGGCTCTTCCATTTGTGTTGAACAAACATAAAGCAGAATGTCTCCATCTACTAACATTGTTCTATTATTTGGATTTATCATTATTTCCTTTTAAATTTTCATTAATAAAATCGAGAAGCTTTGTTCGAGAAAGTAATTCAGTAAGGTCGTTACTGAAAGCATTGGCTAAATCTTCTTCTACAGAAGTTTTAGATAAATTATTTTTATAATAAGAAACGTGGAGTAATTCATGGAGCAATACTGAAACTAAGTCAGCTCCACCTTTTTCAATAATATTTTCATCTATATAAATTGTACGAGTGCTGCCATGAAAGCTTCCTTCTTGTTCATCTGAGCTTGCAATATCTCTAGGCAACGATTTTATTTTAATAGTAAAATGTCCGAGTTTAATCTGTTTCAACAAGTTCATGAATTATTTTTTTAAAAGGAATCATAA